CTTGGCCGCTTGGCTATGGGAGCAGATTATCTGAACCCTGCTGCATGTGTTGAACTCGTTGCAGGTGCAGATCCAGGCGCTGCCGGCGCTGCTGCATTCTAAGCTTTTATTTTATTTTATACACGGGGACCTTCGGGTCCCCTTTTTATTTATACACTATGGCCTTTCCTACCACTAACGCTACAGAAGAACTACCTGCTATTAATGAGATCCTGGCGTCAGTTGGTCAGGCTCCTGTAACTACGCTCGATCAAACCAACCCGGACGTTGCGATTGCATATAACACACTGCTACAAGTGTCACGAGAAGTACAGGCTGAAGGCTGGACTTTTAATACAGAGTTCGATGTAACTAAACAAACAGATTCAAACAAGGAATACTCTATTCCTAACAATATGCTACAAGTAGATCTAACACAGAACCCTAACTCTTTTGATAAGAGTGTTGTTAGACGAGGAGGTAAACTATATGATAAGTACAACCACACCTACGAGGTTAGCAGTGAAGCTAATGGGGATATTAAACTAGACATTGTATATCATTTTGACTGGGTAGACTTACCCACACCTGTTCAAGACTACATCGTAGCTAGAACAGCAGCTATTGTATCTAGTAGGATTGTAGGTGATGGTCAGCAGTACCAGATACTACAACAGAAAGAGATGCAGTGTAGAGCTTTAGCTTTAGAGTATGAATGCAATCAAGGTGACTATACATTCTTCGGACATCCTACAGGTAGAAATTATTATAAGAGTTATCAACCATACCACGCATTGTATCGCTAATGGCAGCAGTAACACAGACAGTACCCAACTACTTAGGTGGGGTATCTAAACAAACAGATAATAAGAAGATGCCGGGTCAAGTCAGGGAGTGTATAAATGCACTACCTGATCCAACCTTTGGGTTAACAAAGAGACCTGGATTCAAATGGATTAAATCAATACATACATCCTCCAGCGCTAACGCACCTGACTTAGTTAATGCTAAGTGGTTCTTCATTAGAAGGGACTCAGGTGAATCATATGTAGGATGTATACTAGACAAAGACAATGCATTTGCATCATCGGATCCAATCAGGATTTGGAATACAGATGGTACAGAGGCAGCAGTAACTTATACTGGTAGCCCTATAGCTTACCTGGACACAACCCGTGATAACTATGACGTCCTAACTGTACAAGATACGACTATCATTACCAACAGGACTAAGGCAGTTGCTGCAGATTCAACTAAGTCTAGTGCAATTGACAAACGTAATGCTACTGTATTCCTAAAACAGGTTAAGTATGCTACAGCCTATGCGGTTACAATTAAAGTAGGTAGTGGCTCACCTCAAACATTTACACATACTACTATTGCAGCAGAAGATAGTGGTTATACAGTATTAACTAACACAGCTAAATCAATCTTAGAAACTAACGGTAACAGTAATGCGTTGAAGCAGCTCATCGATGCTGCATCTATTTCAAACCTCACTGTTACAGCACTTGAATCCTCATTAGAGCTGGTTCATTCATCATCTGATATTGAAGTCACAGTAACAGACGACCAAGGCGGTGAGAATATAACAGCATTCAGGGAGGAGGTTAGTGTCTTAGCTAATCTACCAGCACAATCAATAACAGACCGAAAGGTCATGATTAGATCTGATAGTACTGGTGCAGCTGACCCATACTATGTTAAGTTCACACCCCTCTTAGGTACAAGTGGTAATGGTTACTGGGGAGAGACTGTAGGATGGGATGTATCTAATGGACTAGATGATTCTACAATGCCACATGAGCTACAGAATACAACTTTAAATGCATTCACATTCTCTAAGGTAGCATGGTCTGACAGGTTAGCAGGTGATGCTACTTCAAACCCTGACCCAAGTTTTGTAGGTAAGAAGATACAACAGACCTTCTTCCACAACAACAGGCTAGGTGCTTTATCTGAAGACAATGTGATAATGAGTAGCAGTGGTAGTTTCTATAACTTCTACGGTATATCAGTACTCACACCGATAGACTCAGATCCTATTGATATGAGTTGTTCGAGTACTAGACCTACTAAACTACACAGTGTACTGCAGACAGCACAAGGCTTAATCCTGTTCAGCGAGAAGCAGCAGTTTGTGATGTTCTCTGATGCTAAGATACTCACACCATCTACAGCAGTTATACGTGGCATCTCTAACTATGAGATGGATTCAGTTATAACTCCAGTAGACGATGGACTGAGTATTAAATTCATCAGTAAGACATCTAACTTCACTCGTGTCTTTGGTATGACAACCAGAGGTAATGAAGAGAACCCTCTCATCTTTGACATTGGTAAGGTAGTCTCTGAATGGTTACCTAACTCTGTGACAACTTTAATAGCTAATTCACAGAACTCCATGATAGCACTTTATGGAGGTTCGGATACAATATATCTACATAAGACACACGTTGCAGGTGATCAAGTGGTCATGCAAGCGTGGTTTAAATGGCAGCTACCCGGTACCGTAGAGTTTTCAGAGATTGAATCTGATACTATGTGGTCGGTAACTGTAACCAATGGTGTGTACTCCTTACTTAGTGCTGACTTGAGTCAGTCACCAGATGATGCTATCGTTGTTACTAATGATGGTACAAAGATCAATCCTTATATGGATATGTATGCTCAAGCAGATTCTGTAGATTATAATACAGCAACTCCAACTGATTTCCATTCCAGAGTGTACCTACCTTATGCAGATATCACTGGATTAACTCCTGTAGTAATCTTAAAAGGTGCTGTATCAGGATTCACCTTAAGTCCTGAACGCGGCTCTGATGGTACGGGTCCTTACTTTAAAATACCTACTGAGGATTGGGAGTCTATTGCAACAGATGTTTATGTAGGTTACAAGTTTAACTACGATGTAGAGCTACCTAAGACATACTTCAAACAGAACCCAGAAGGTACTCTATTAGATTACACTGCTGCATTAACCATTGCTAGAATGAAGTTTGCAGTAGGGCTATCCAGCGTCATTGGGTTTAAGCTGAAGAGTAAAGGATATACAGGAGTTTCATCTGAGTTCACAGGTGATAGCACTAACGGTACTAACGGTACAGCTGCATTTACTACACAATCTGAACTAGATCCAGATGATAATATTATAGTTAAGATAGATGGGGCTATAGCACCTACTTCAACTTACAATGTAGCACACGCTAGTGGTAGAACTACGGTTACGTTTACTGCTGGTAATGTACCTATGGGTGCAGTAGATGCATCAGGTACTACACTAGCTAAACCTGCTGAAACAGTAGTTATTACTACTGACACTTGGTACGATGTGCAACCAGTGAAAGAAGCTGGAGAATATTTACTAGACGATGTACCACTAGAAGAGTCAGCAGTATTCACTGTACCCGTTCATCAACGTACAGATAACTTTGACTTAAGAGTTTTTAGTAACTCACCATTTCCTGTCTCACTTACATCAATGATGTGGGAGGGACAATACTCACCACGATACTATAGAAGAACTTAACACAATGACCACCCAAGAAGTACTACTAGTCAAACCAGAATTCGTACCTGATATATGGCCTAGAGTTAGACCTCTAATAGATGAGGCTCTAGACCATACTATTGGTGAACTTCACTCCTCTGATATCCTGAAGATGATCCTTAATGAAAAGGAATTCCTTTGGGTAGGAGTGGAGAATGACGAAATCAAGAGTGTACTGGTAGCAGAAGTAGTTAATTACCCAAGGAAGCGTATACTACGTATTGTAGTCTGGACTGTAGACCAGGACTCAGACTTTGATACTTGGATAAAACACCTACACATTATAGAAGACTTTGCTAGAACTGCTGAATGTTCTCATTTAGAAGCTTGGGCCAGGAAAGGTCTAACAAGGAAGCTAAACTGGGAGCATGAGTACTCAGTAATATCAAAGCAAATTAAACCAAAACAACAACGTAAACGTAGGAGAAGGCCTAAGAAACATGGATAGTTTTGAATGGTTTGGAGAGATAGGGAATCAGAACTATGATTCTCTAAGACCTCCAGGAGACATAAATAGAGAAACCTTCTGCACCGCTCGTATGGGATTGGAATCCTTCGGTGGTGGAGGAGGAAGTGGGCCAGAGGATCGCTATGAGGAGATCGCTGATAAGGCCCATGAGCAAAACACGCATACTTATGAGTACGATTGGAAACAAACCCAGCGTCAGTATAATCATAGGATATTACAGAACCAAGCTCAACGGCATGCCCAAGAGGAGCAGAATAGATACAATAAGGCTATGCAGGAAGAGCAGTACATGTATGCAGCTGCAGCTAAAGAGTTAAAGTATAACGCTGAGATGTCAGCATACAATAAGTCTGAAGTTCTGTATGGTCATCAGCTTAGGATAAATGAGATCAATGCAAACTATGCAGTGGACTCAATGAATGCTCAGACTCATGAAAGACAGCAACAAGCTGCTTTCGAAGAAGAGATGAACATCTTAGATTATCAGAAAGGAAGGGAGATCCTAGGATATCAAAAAGATGAATTAGACGCTGGTAGACTCTCTAAACAACTGCAAGCTGAACGTCAGAAAGAGAAGCTAACATCTGAAAGAGAGACTGCACGTGGTAAGCTATCTACTGAAAGCCAGAAGCTAATGATTGAGCAGATGCGAGGTGAGGGTCAGGTATCAGCTAGAGGTCAAACTGGTAAGTCTGTAACAAGGCAGTATCAAGCTATGGTTAATGCTGGTGCAATGCAGAGAGCTGCACAGGCCTATCAAAGGAATAGGACTGATATTGCTTATAGTATAGCAATGTTTGGTATTGATCAGACTCTAAAAGATAATGAGATGATCAACGACATCGCTTCTGGTAAGGTAACTGTAGAGAGAGATGTACTAGAAGAGAAGAGAGATGTACAGAAACGAGAACTACTAGCAACAGAATTGAGTATCTTCGGTGCTCAGAAACGGGGAATCCAACAGATTACTCATGAAGAATATTCAGCTAATATAAAAGCTGACATGTCTAGGATGAGTCAACCAGATTGGGGACTACCAATACCTAAACCAATGGAACTACCACAACCTGTAATCATTGATCCTATGTTACCTGTGAAAGGTGAACCACCGGTATGGGGAGCTAGTGTAGGACCACCACCATCAGCTCAATCCTCTGGATCAAGTGGTGGAATGTTTGGAGCTATAGGTGGAACTGTAGGTGCTATAGGTCTGGCAAGTGGATTGCTTGGACCACTAGGCATCCCTATTGGTGCAGCAGTTGGTGGACTATTTGATGCATTTTTTTAACTTAAACTTCTACGGAAGAACATACAATGAAGAGTTATGCGAAAGGGGGTAATTATGGTTCTTATAATATACTCCCTATCAGTACAGAAGTAAATGAAGATCTACGGATCGCAAATGAGAAGGTACAGAATATTCAGTTAACTGCTCAAACTAAAGCAAATCATGCTCAAGAGTATATAAGTGCTTTAAATAATAAGTTCAAAGTTGAGCAGCAGAATAGAGATGACAATAATCAGTTCTTTCTAAAGAATCATAAGGCCATCTATGAAGGAGAGCAGCGTCAGTTTGAAGGCGAGATGGCTGCTATGCAACGCCGTCACGCTAAAGAAGCTCAGAAGGAGGCAGAACCTAGTGTACTACAGAAAGCTCTACCTCACATCCTAAGCTTAGTGCAGGTCGGTGCTGGCATGATGGCGGAGACCGCTGCAGCTAAGTCCGCGGCAGGAGTGGAAGCAGTAAATAATGTATCGGCTCAAGGGGATGCAGTAGGAGTAAACATCGCCAAGATGATGGGGTCTGATGCTGTAGCGAATTCATCAGCTGCTACTCAAGCAGAATTCAAGCAAGCACTAGGAATCAGACTTAATCCAGGCGGAACACCGGAAGAAGTCAGAAGTACCGTAGATGCTTTAAATTTATGGTCAAGTGGTGACGGTAAGATACAACAGGCTTGGCAGTCTAACGCTATAGCTACAGCAAGTAGAAATGCACAATACGAAACAGCTACTAATGTACAATCACATACATATGGTTCTGACTGGCGTGGTTACCAGAGAGCCGTAAGTAATTCAGTAAATAGACTTACTAAGGAGAATCTCCCTGAAGGTTATCTAGATAAACTGACTCCAGAATCGCAAGCTTGGTTGAGGAAGTCAAATGGTAAGTTTAATAATAAGATGGCTGCGGAGGCGCTGCCAAACCATAAGAAGGCTGCAAGAGCAGAGTTCAACCAAATAGGGATTCATCATATAAGTAAGATTGCAGCAGGTACAGGGGAATACGAAGGCCTGCCACCAGGAAAAGGCCTTGTAGCCTTCACTGATACATGGTCAGCACACTTTCAAGGTGATATGGTTGCAACTGTAGCACACATTATAGAAATCACTAAAGATGATCCTGCTATTAGTAGTAATCACCTTAGAGAGTGGGGACTCCTATTGTCGAAACAAAACCCAGGCACAGCTGCAGCAGATCCCACTAAGAGGACTTCAGTCTTAAGACTTATTGATGAAGCTACCCGCGATAAAGTAAAAGCAGAACAGAATACCACTATACAACATAACCGCGGCATGGCTCTGCAGGAAGATCAACGTGTGCGAGAAATCGGTAATATGGAAAGGGAGCAAGCGCAGCAAGCGCTTGCGGCAGTTCGCGAAAGTGGTAGACCCCTAACTCCAAAGGTGGAGAAAGCTCTTAAGGCAAGAGCAGCAGGGCAGCCAAACAGAGCTGGAGAACAAGCCAAGCTTCCTGACTATCAGTTACCTATGGAGTCGCAGAGATCTATGGTGAATACAGCTATTGAAGCCGGCGCTAAAGAAAAATGGCCAAAGTATACTGGTGGTGTTGAAATAGCTCCTGAGATTACAGAAGAAGTAAGGCGTGATACTTTTAGGGAATTGGCAAGATTCGCCAGGGAGGCACCTGACTTTGAAGAGAACATAACTGATTATTTTAAAGAAGCAGCAGCCATAGCTGTTGACAAACAGAAATGGGGTATAGAGGGGTCAGGGCTAACAGGTACCTTAACTCGGGAAAGTGTAAAACATAGAGAGCAAGGTACGTCTGAGTTCAACAAATCATTTAGGGAGACAGTTGATCGCAATGCTTTCCTTACCGGAAGCGAAAGCGGCTTCAAAGAAGTGCTTGAAAAGAATCAGAAATTCAATACCACCCTTATAGATACATGGCAAAAGTTAAGTAACTACCAGAAAACCACAAACAGACCTTTAATGAACTCAGACATAGATGTGTATACAAACCATCCTAAAATTGTCGCCATGACAAATGAAATTAAAAAATATGATCGGCACGTATCAAGAGGTCAGGTTCTTAAGGCAGCATTGTGGGCAGCAACTGGTAAAGATCCAGGCATCGACAGTGGTATTACAACAAGACAAGAGATGGTAGATGCCTGGCAACGTGGTGTTACCTATACTGATACTTCATATACAGGTAGAGATCTTATTCAAGGTAGGGTCCAGCCAATCGTGAGACCAGCAGTACAGTCTGCACTTGGTTTAAATAGTATGTCAGCCACCACTACTAGTACTGACGCTACTGGATTTAGAGATTATGATTCATCAAAATATAGCCCTGAAGAATTAGCATTGCAAGATACTATTAGATTTGCTGAAGGTACATTCAGTAAAGATGGTTATAACACTTGGGCTGGTTTCCAGAAACCTGCAGGTTATCCAACAGATTTTGGAATGAGGGATATAAGTACCATGTATGATTGGCAGACAAAGTTCATGGATGATGGTTATACTGCTAAGACAGGTTCAGCAGTTATGGGAGCTTATCAATACAAAGAAGCACTCAACTATGCCAAGCAAGCTGGTTTAGATCCAACTAAAGCTTACTTTAACGCTGAAAGCCAGGATGCAATGGCTCAAGCTGCTTTAAATAATATGGGTGTAACCGCTGAAGCTTTGAGAGCAAATGGGTTAACAGATGAATACATTGATAAACTAGCACCAACATGGGCTTCATTCCCTAATCTAATCGGACCTGATAACCAAGGCCGAGTAGGTACTAGATCTAGTTTCTATGGTCAAGGAGGTAAAACAGCAGAAGCTTTGAAACAATTCTACCAACAACGCTTAGGCGTATACAACAAACGAGGGTGGGGTACTGTGCCTACAAAACCAGATCCAGGTATGATGAACATCACTCCTAAGAAATTCTGGGGGTTCTTATAAATGACATATACACTTGCAGACTCAGCACAAGAGTTAGAAGAAGATAGGTATGTAGCTCAACAAGAGCAACTAGCCCAACAAGAAGAATTAATCTCACAGATAGATCCAGAAGCAGCGGGTAAGCAAGGGCCAACCTTTGTACCTGGTGCTTCTGAAGCTGCACAAGCAGGCTTAGACCAAGTAGAACAGGAAGATAAATCATTCTTAGGTGATCTCATTGAGCACAAACAGGAGTCACTAGATCAGAAAATTGCAGTGTTGCAGGGTCTAGGTGATACTGCTGTTGGCCTAGCAGGCATGGCAGAGAACGTTGCTTTACACGGACAGTCAGGTGTAATTGAACAGTATGTTAAACCATTCTGGCACGAGAAGAACCCTGAATCCGCTAACCCAATCAACCACACAATTCGTAAGTTATCTGGTGTAGTACTGCCTACCATACTTGCACCACAAGCTATTGTACCTAGGTTAGCTGCTGCACCATTTGCGGCAGCTTTACCTACAGCAGTTAAAACTACAGGAGCTGTAGCAGCACGTATAGGTCTTGACACAGCTATTGTTGCTGCCTCTACATCTGCTGAAGATGAGAACGCAGCTAAAGCACTGAATGATGCCTTTGGATGGAACATACCTTGGGCTACAAGAGAAGGTGCTGGACCAGACGAAAGACGCTGGTACAACCTTATGGAGAACGCAGGGTTTGCTGGAGCTGGGGAGTTAATCTCTGGTGTCTTTGCACTAAGGACCTTCTTTAAGAACCGTCCTAAGAAGAATAAGTTTGCAGCATCGTGGATTCATAAACACGACATTGAGAAGCATGAACTACTGAAAGGAGGTGTTAAACCTGGAACACAAATACAATGGGATCCAGGTCTAATTGCTATACCTAAGAATGCTGAAGGAGTAGAGCAGTTAACTAAAGCTGCTGATAACATTGTACAGCAAACCACTAGCCCTGCTATCAAAGAGATAGATGAACAGATTAATCAACTCGGTCTACTTGATGAACTAGGTGAAGCAGATGAACTACGGTTAGCTGAACTAGTCACAGAACGTGGACGTATCGAAGTTGATGAGATGCCATTTGATGATGCTCTTTCACGGAACATTGATGAAGCTGCTAATGCTCGTGCTAACTCACTGACTGATGAAGCTGTTGAACGTATGCAAACCAATCAAGGTGAATATGATCCAATCATACATGATCCTGCAGAGGACAGCGCACGCGCAGTAACTAACACCCAAGGAGATACACTAGGAGCTATGGTAGATCACCATAGAATACTACATGATGTCAACACTACTAACGGACGTGCTAGAGCTGTACTACCTACTAAAGGTATGAGAAGACTAGCTACAGCTGCTACAGGTACAGAACGTGGTCAGGTATTAGAAGAGATCACTGCAGCCATGACACCTTCAAAGAATGTGGAATGGTTGATTGAAGGTAAATGGAAAGCCACACCTGATGATTTAAAAGAAGCAGTAGATGCTAAAGTAGCTGAGATCTATAACATGGATACAAAGGCTTTAGCAGAGAAGATGAATAGGATTAAGAACAAGGTAACCTTAGGTCAGAAGTTCCTTAGTGATGAAGACTTCATTGAATACTCCCAAGCTTTTAGGACTGTATTTGATGAGATGTATGATCCTAATAAGATCAGAGCTTCAGCACTAGCAACACAGCAAGCAGCTGATACTGTAGCTGACTCTGCTAGAGCTGCTGACGTTTTAAGTGAAACACTCGATGTTACTAGGCAACACGATAACATGCTAAATAACTTAGCAGTAGTTGCTAAAGAGACTCGTGCTAACAGATATCTATGGGGATACCAAGGTAAGCTCCTAGATATGGCAAAGGATAAGAGTCCTAGAGTGACAGAGAAGCTGAAAGAACTGATCGAAGGTTTTAACGAAGGACTTCTGAAAGAGACTGAGCAAGCAGCTGAAGTAGTTAACACACTTAAGCAAATTGGTAGAGAGAACCCAATGTATCTTAATGCTTTTACGAAGGCATTTGATATGACTAACGGGAAAGTAGATGATCTTGCTAAGCTACATAGGTGGGCTGAGAAGAACATTAGTCTACGTAAAGCTTTCATTGATTTAGATCCTAGTACACCTAGCTTAGTAGCTAAAGGATTGCAAGGAGTTAGATACAACAGTTTACTGAATGGACTTGCACCAATACGTGCATTTACTGGTAACACTATCCTAACTATTGGTAAACCTATATCTGCATTAGCAGGTTCAGCATGGAGTGGTTCTAGACAAGCTGACTTCAAACGAGCACTGTATACCTATGGTGGTATCGTTGAGAACTTCCAACGTGCCCTCAAACATATGGGTCAAGAGTGGGACTACGTAGTTAGAAACCCTGAACAAGCTATGCTTAGAGGTAGGTCTGATATTAAGTTTGCTCAGACTGATAACTTTGAAGTCTTAGATAGTATGGCTGAAGCTTGGCGTATGGAGTATGAGAGGGGAGGCTTATCAGTAAAAGCAGAAAGAGCAGCTAAGATTGGATTACTGAACTTAGCTAGAGCTACATCATGGTATAACAATTTAGCTGTAACCAGGTTTGGTGTTAATGCAATGCACGCTATTGATGGGTTTACGAACTCAATGATGGCTAGTGGTTCTGTTAGAGCTCAAGCTTATGATACACTATTAAAATCTACTAATGGTGTGATTAAACAAGATGACTTCGCTCAACTACAACGACAGTTATATGCTAATGCTTTTGATGAAACAGGACTTCTAACTGATACTGCTGCTAAACATGCAGCTAGTGAGATTGCTCTTAATATAGATAATGATGTAGTTAAGCGTCTTGAAGGTATGATTGATATTGTACCTGCACTGAAGCCACTATTCATGTTCCCTAGAACTGGACTCAACGGTCTGGAGGTAGCTTGGACGTATAACCCAGCTAGCGCTTTAGGGCTATCAATGGGTAGGGCAAGGAAGGTATTTAGAGCTAGTACACCAGAACAAGTAGCAGAGGCTTTAAAAGCACATGGAATCAATGAAGTCAGTGCAGAAGCATTCCAAACATTAAAGAATGAATACCGTGGACGTCAAATGATGGGTGCATCTATTGTAATGGGTGCGGGATTCATGGCTATCAACGGTAACCTAACAGGTAATGGATCTCATAAGAAAGATGAAAGGGATGACATGAAGAGAATAGGTTGGAAACCTAACAGTATCCGTCTTAACGGTACTTGGTATAGCTACCAAGGTTTAGAACCATTCCAACAGATACTATCCCTAGTAGCAGATACTGTGTATAACGCAGAACGTGTGGATTCATCTATCACTGAGGAAAGATTCCAGAAGGTTTGGCACGCTTTAACTATGAATGTAACTAATCAAACATTCCTTAGTGGATTAAGACCTCTTGCAGGTTTACTTGGTGGGGATCAGACACAGATCAAACGGTTCACTGCAGGGTGGACAGACCCATTGGTACCATTCTACTGGTCTGGTGCCCGTAGTATACTAAACAAAGCTATCACTCCACAGCTAAAAGATGTGAGGAATGAGATAGAAGACTATCATCTGAATTACAGTAAGTTTCTATTTCACGGTAATGACTACCTGAAGGATCAACTAGATGTCTATACAGGTAAACCTATCAACTATACTGAACCTTTAACTGCAGCTGCTAATGCTATGATGCCGTTCTTCAGGAATAACGGAGGACATGAACCTTGGAGAGAGTGGTTAATTGGTACAGGCTGGGATAATTTAAATACTCTTAGAACTAATCGGTTTACTGGACAACCTCTAACACCATCAGAACGTTACTGGATTAACAATTGGGTAGCACAACACGCTGGATTACAAGAACAAGTGATAAACCTGATGGAACAGGATAAAGCTGGTAAGTTTATGCATCAGTATAAGAATGCCAGGGGCAACATGATGCAGAAAGAGTTTCCAATCAACAAGACTTATATACATCAACAGCTGAATAAGATGCATAATGATGCATTTAACATCGCTTGGAAAGCCTTAGAACAGGAAAACAGTAACTATGCTGACATGAGTATACTCAGAAAGTATAGAAATAAGCAATTACAAGAACAAGATACACAAGGAGCCGCCCAAACACAATCGCAAATGGATCAACTACTGAAGTTGAATTAACATTATGGCTACAACTGAACATTATAAGAATGGTACTGGCAATCAAGTCACTACCTTCGACTTCACATTCCCATATTTAAAGAAAGCAGACGTCGTAGTTAAAGTCTACGAGAATGGTGCTTGGGCTACAAAAACAGAAACAACACATTACACCTTCCCTACTGTTACATCAATTCAGTTTGTGTCTGGTCAAGTACCAGTCTCAGGAACAAACAATATTCATATCTATAGAGATACTTCTGCAGAAACAATGGCTTCAACCTTCTATGCGGGTTCAGCCATTAGATCTTCTGACTTGAACGATAACTTCACACAGAACCTATATGTTACACAGGAGTCTGAGAATAGGGCTGCTACTGTAGATGGTAAGTTAGATAAGACCGGTGGTACTATGACTGGTCTTATCACATTCCATACTGGTCAGGCATTGACTGGTGACGTTACTGGTGATTTAACCGGTGATGTCACGGGTGATGTCACGGGTGATGTCACGGGTGATGTTACAGGCGACCTAACAGGTAACGCTGATACTGCTACTAAACTAGCTGCCTCAAAGACTATTGGTGGGGTAGCTTTTGACGGTAGTGCTAATATTGCTCTACCAGGAGTCAATGCTACTGGTAACCAGAATACGTCAGGTAGTGCAGCTACACTGACTACAGCTAGGACTATTGGAGGTGTATCCTTTGATGGTTCTGCTAACATCAACCTACCAGGGGTTAACACTGGTGGTAACCAGGATACATCAGGTAAAGCTACTACAGCAGGAACAGCGGATGAAGCTACTAAGCTGAGTGCAACCAAAACCATTGGTATGACTGGTGATGTAGTTTATACATCTGCAGGATTCGATGGTTCAGGTAATGTTACAGGAACAGCTGCTATACAGAATAGTGCAGTAGAGTTCAATCATCTTGATCCAGCTGCTGTACTGTTAGGATCTGAGACTTGGTCAGACAGTGAAACACTGATTCCAACTGCAAAAGCTGTTGACTCTAGGATCGATACTTTAGTTGAAGATTTTGGTGCTTTCGTACCTATTGCTAATGAGACCTCTTTCCCTAATGCTAACCCTGATCCTGAGGATAATACTGGTACTCTGATTAGTATTAAAGCTTTAGCTAGTAACCAAACATCTAACGGTAGCGGAGTAATCACTATCGCTAACGGTAACGTAGGTAATAACGCTACTGTCACGATCAACGGTCTAGCTAATAGCACTACTTATATTGCTGGAAACGGCATGCTAGTAGAGACTACAAGTACCCTACATACCTATACTTTCCACAGAGAACTAGCTTCAACTGCTAACGTAACTACTGTAGCTAATAACATTGCTAACGTTAATATTGTTGCAGGTGATCTTACTTATGCAGAAGACTTAGGTCTAGTTACAGAGAGTGTAACGACTGAAACGGTAGGAAGTGATATTACTACAGTTGCTACTAACATTAATGATATTAACTCATTCTCTGATATTTACAGAGTTGCATCAAGTGCACCTTCATCTTCTTTGGATGAGGGAGATCTTTGGTATGATTCAACAGCTAACATTTTAAAGTACTATAACAGCAGTGCTTGGGTCTCACTTACAACTGGTATCTCTAATTTAATAGAAGACCAGACCCCAGAACTATATGCAGCACTGGACTGCAACGATAAGAATCTCACTGAAGTAGGAACTGTCAGTGGTACAAATTTACAAATTGACTTCGGAACTCTCTAATGGCTAAAAAATTACAACTAAGAAGGGGTACTACCTCTCAACACAGTAGCTTCACAGGAGCAGTTGGTGAAGTCACTGTAGATACAGATAAGAAGACAGCTGTCGTACATGACGGTAGTACAGCTGGAGGTGTGCCTCTGGCTACAGCAGCAGATGTTACTGGTAAACAGGCTTCTGATGCTGATCTAACAGCACTATCTAGCTGCCAAACAGGAGCAGCTACAGCACTAGCCCTACTAACTGCAACAGAAGTAGGTGTATTAGATGGAGTAACATCTACTACAGCTGAACTGAACCTTTTAGACGGGGTAACATCTACTACAGCTGAACTAAACTATACAGATGGAGTTACGTCTAACATCCAAACACAGCTAAATGCTAAGGGTGTAGGTGATGCAGTACTAGCTACTGATCAAACCTGGGGAGGCGCTCAACGTGGTACTATCACAGCTTTGACAGATGGAGCTACTATTGCTATTGATTTTAACTCTAGTAATAACTATAGTGTAACCCTAGCTGGTAATCGTACTCTTGGACAACCATCTAACCAGGTTGCAGGTCAAAGCGGTTCTATCTTTGTCACACAGGATGGTACAGGGTCAAGAACTCTTGCCTTCCATGCTGACTGGGATTTCCCAGGTGGGACTGCACCAACGCTAACAACCACTGGAGCTGCTGTTGATCGTATTGACTACATCGTAGCAGCAGCTAATAAAGTACATGCTGTGGCTTCACTGGATGTGAAGTAATGGCAGTACTAAGTAATACAGGCATCCGTGCGGGTGCCTCCGGTGTTGTAGGTGGTGATCCTTATAACGTTAAACGTTCAACTAGGTTTAATGATGGCGATAGTGCTTATTTGAACTGGACACCAGCGGCTGCAGGTAACATGAAGACTTGGACCTGGTCTGGCTGGGTGAAGCGGACTAACTTTGGTGCCTTACAAACTTTAATGCAGCTATATCCATCTGGCACAGGGTACACAAGGATTTATTTTTCCTCTGGTGATGAGTTAGAGTTTGATGCTACTGATGCTTCTGCTGGCAATGGTGTTGATGTAAAAACTAACGCAAAGTTCCGTGATCCAAGTGCTTTTTACCATATCTGCGTGGCTATGGATACTACTCAAAACACAGATACAAATAGGTTGAAAATGTATGTCAATGGTGTACAGGAAACATCAATGGCAACTACAACTTATCCAGCGCAGAATGTAGACTATATGTTTAATTATGCTCACGCGCATAATATCGGTCGTCATGACGGTAATACACAATATTTTGACGGCTACATATCTAACGTACACTTCATTGACGGAACAGCTAAAGCACCAACTGACTTCGGGTTTACTAACTCAACCACTGGTCAATGGGTCCCTAAGGAATACGAAGGAACATATGGTACTAATGGATTCTATCTCGCGATGGACCCGGCTTATGGGACTATTTATAGTGAAGATGGTGCTGGTGATATTGACTCATCACATCCTTGGATCGATGGGTTTGATGGTGACATCACAGACATGACGAGAGTAACGGCTAACGGAACAGCTACCTGGACCCCATCTACCTCAATCGCCTTCACTAAGTTAAGAATATATGGAGCAACGGATGGGACAGGTGATAATGTAATCAAAGCTAATGGTACAACTCTTACAGGTATACCAGAATCTGGAGGTTCAGCAGCATGGGTTGACATCACATCTCAAATATCTTCACCATTAACTTCAGTACAATTAGTTTCTGATGGAGCTAACCCTCGATTCCAGGCTATTGAAATAAATGATCAGATCTTAATTGATCACGGAACATTCGGATACGACAGCTCTGGCAACGAGAATCATTGGCACATAAACAACCTTTCAGCTACAGCAGGCGCAGGTAATGACCTCCTATCCGATGTACCAGCAGCACCATACGATAATAGTTTGAATGGTGGTGGTAACTATGCAACGTTGAACCCATTAGACAGTGCAACAACACTTTCAAATGGTAATCTAACGATCACAGGTTCAGGAAGTGCCTTTAAAGGTGTTAGAAGTACCATTGGTATGAAGACTGGTAAATGGTACTTTGAAGGTAAACAGGTTGCATTATCTAGTGCTACTAGTTCTGCTTTTGGGATCTGGGATGATACGAAATCAACTGGTCAACTAAGCGGTAGCTACGGTAATAACTACCTAGTAGTCTATGATTACGCTGGAAATCTGAAGCGTGTCTTAGGTGGATCCGAAACAACAATAGAAGCAGGATCTATTTCTGCTGGTGATATTTTTGGGTTTGCTCTTGACTTAGATAACGGAACATTAAAAGTACATCAGAATGGTACGTACCTAAATAGTGGTAATTCCATTTATGATACTTGGCCGTCTGACCGTACATACTTCTTTGGAGGTTATGAGTACACTTCAGGCAATACGTTAGAATTTAACTTCGGAGCCCGAGCCTTCGAATATACACTACCAACTGGCTATAAAGCACTAAATACTTATAACTTAGACGATACAACAATACTGTCAGGTGAGTATGAAGGTAATGCTGCTGCTGATGGACCTGCAGTCTGGATGAATGCAACACCAGCAACTTTAAAAATTGGTACTTCTGATCCACCAACATCTTTAGTTACTTTTGATCCTAGTGATGTTGATCCACTATCAAGTGGCTTTAAAATCAGGAATTCAAGTACTAATAATGGTTCCGGCACTACTTATTATTGGTTAGCAACTACTAATAGAGCCTTCAAATATGCTAACGCTCAATCAAACGAATAACTAACTATGCTAAAACTTGACGGAAAGACCCTTGTTTATGACAGGGCATTCTCACACAACAACATTAATTACCCCAGGAATTGGCTTAGGTTGACTTCGCTAAAAGAGAAGCAAGCTATTGGTATTACGGAAGTAGCAGATCCTGTTACTCCTAGCTATAACCAGAAGTTCTACTGGGGAGTAGGTAATCCTAAAGCCCTAGAAGATACAAACAACTACGCTTCTTATGATGAAGATGGTAAAGGTGAAGGTGATGTAACTAGTGTTACTACTGGTTTAAAGACTCTATGGATAGCACACCAAAAGAAAAATGCTGCTGCTTTGTTATCACCAACTGATTGGTTGGTAACTAGGTACGCTGAAACTACAACTGTAATCCCTACAAAGACTAAGGATTACCGTGCAGCAGTACGGATAGTCTGTGGTGAACGGGAAGCACAGATCACGGCTTGTGAAGATACTGATGCACTTTGTGCCCTTATCACAGATAATTCATTGAAGGCTTGGCCTACTGAGTAATGGATGATCCACCGATCTTTCCATCTATTAATCTACCCACACAAATACTACCTGCCGCCCCTATCCTCCCACGTCCTATACTTTCTATCCCTAAAGCTGAGCTACCTAAGTATCTACCTTTAGTGACTCCTCCAGAAAACCTTTCACCTCCAGTAGGTGTAGCTAAAGAAGGAGAAGAAGAGACAACGGACAAGCCAAAGGAGCAAGCAGCTCCTGAGGTAAAGAAGATAACTATACCTTGGACAGATGTAGAGATACCAGTTCCAAAGGAAGAGATTGTAGTGACTGCAGCAACAACTGCTGCGGTCTCTGTGGTCGCTACTTTGACTGCTACTTCTATGTTTAACTACCTGGTTAAAGTCTTCAAACCTGTATTCATGCAGGCTGTAAAACGTATTCAGAAGAAATTTGGAAAAGGCGGAACTGCCACAGAAGAAAAATGTCCTGACTAAACTGAAGGACGGTATGGATGATAAAGAAGAGCAGTTAGCAATTCTATCTACGTTCGTACGTCTAGGAGTAGTAATTTGGGCAGGATTCATCATCAGTCTTAATTATGTAGAAATACCTGGATTAGGTGAGCAAGTACCTAAGGATATAACCTTCATAGCTAGTATCTTCACTGGTACATTAGCTACGTTCGGGATTCAGCCTACCAATGATAGAAAAGGTAAAAAAGATGATTAAGCTATGGATACTACCACTTCTACTCATTCCCTCAATAGCAAGGGCACAACAGATAACACCGGCCTTCACACAGGGGTCGATGCAAGCCACCACAGTAACTACACAAGTAATCGTAGAAGCCATAGATACAGACGTCTATGGTGGAGCTTACAACAGTTGGTCAGGAACCAACGTAGTACCAAGTGGGGATATAACAGACTCCAACACTACTTACACCGTACATACAGCTGGGGATCAATATCAACTAGAGACTGTAACCAGAGCAGCCGGAATAGTAGAAGTAATAGAGATAGACAGAACTATCACCACAAACTCTACTACTACCTCGCTGTCTGTCTTCTCACAGTAATGAGCAGCGAAGCTGCGCTAAGTCCTGTGAGAGCAGAGGATGTGTATAACACAGCTGCACCGGAATCAAACGTTACCGGCAGCGTGACTAACCAGGCGGTACAGTTCCAGAACAATGGAGCACCGTCTAGGCAGTCCTACGGAGGAGGGGTCGTATGTAACGGCCCTACCATGACATTATCCCCATTCTATATGGGTAATGACACTACACCGATGGACTATGAAGCTTACGTTAAAAGTAACCAGTGGGGAGCACAACTTAACTTTATGGTCCCTTTGGACTGGAGTACTATTGATAGATGTAAAGCTATAGCTAAACGTCAAGAAGAGAAGCTACGACTAGACTATGAGCTAGTTAGAGCACTTAAATGTGCTGAGATACAACAGAAAGGGTTTACCTTTCGACCAGGGTCACGTGTCGAGCATTTATGCAGTGACATCGTACCTATTGCCTTAGTAAACAAAACAACCACAGGAACACCATGAGTACACTATCAGACCAGAGAGAAGCTGCAGCTAAAGCTAAGAAAGAGACCAAGAAAGCACCTAAGAAGGACACCAAGTAAATGGAACTATTATTTCTATCCGAGCCCGCATTTTGGGTGATCGTAGCCCTAGCATCAGAACTGATTGCTTTGTCTCCATTAAAGGAGAATAGCGTCATTCAAAGTGTCCAAACTCTACTCAACAAACTAAAGCCGAGCAAAGAGCCGGAACGTAATGACTAAGAAAACAATTACACAAGCAGATATTGAATGGATCCAGAGAATGCAAAAACAGCATGGATTATCTGATTCTGCTGTAAATTATAACAAACCTTGGGTTGATAAAGCGTATAAAGCTTCTGTAGATTCAGCCGCAGATTATAATAAAAACCCAGGACGATTTGATGATAAAGCTTGGGCAAAGCATCCTAGAGAAGCGGCAAGAGCGAATGTAGAGGCCTATCTAAACGGTCAAGCGATGAGCCCTTTACGTGATAAGCCTAAGAACTGGGGTGGTTTAATGATAGGCCCTGTTAAACCAAAATGGCATGGTTGGACCCCTGCTGACGAATTAAGAGTACAACCACGTAAGAAACCATTATGGTGAAAAAAGCAACAGAGGAAACATTTAACGAATTACACAATCTAGTCACAGAAGAGTTTCTTAAAAGGGTGAAGAGTGGTGAGGCTACGGCGCACGAACTTAAAGCCGCTTGTGATTGGCTAGTAAAGAATGATATTAGTGGTGTCGCTTACGAGGGCAATCCGCTACACAAACTGGCATCAGTGATGCCGAAAGTCGACCCAGAACTTGTCCAACGGAGGCTGTATGGCAGCAAGGTACGCTAATGGCAACAGGAAAGCACAACAAAAAGCCTATAATAAGACAGCCAAGGGAAAGAAGCTTAGGGTCGATGCTAACAGAGCTAATCGAAAACTTGGTACCTACGGAAACGGAGACGGAAAGGATGCGTCCCATACCGGTCCCGGTAAGGCGAAACTAGAGAGTCCCTCTACTAATAGAGCAAGACCAAGAAAGGGTAAGAAGTATGCCCCTGGTAAGGGGCTTAAGATAAGGAAGTAGCTATGGCACAAGGAACATGGCGAGAAGACGCTAAAGAACAGTCAGAGCTGAACCGATGGCATGGTAGACCTGCAGATAGGCAGAGTGGTTTGAGTATTAGGTTTAATACCCCTAAAGAAGCTGAAATACAAAGTAAGCAAGTACTAGATTTAACTATCGATGCCATAAAATCACAACTACCGGACATCAATAATCCAGCAGAAATAGGTCAAGCAGTCTTAGAATTTGCACTAGATAAAAATCCTTACACAGCTATCGGTAGGCGTATGGTAAGGCAAGGTTTAAAAACTATCAGTACAAAACTACCACAGCCTAAACCTAGAAGTAAAAGAGTATTACTGACAGAAGCTCAAAAACGAGCTAACCGACGAGCTAATACTGCAAACCGTAGGTTTAGAGAAGCCTTACCATCTGACGATGATTTACTATCAGAATTTAGAAGTCAGGGGATACCTGAAGAACTTATACCAGTATATAAAAAGAATGCTAGAAGTGGCTGGGCTAGGACTAAGAAAGCAGCAAGCCTACAACCAGTAGAAACGCATGCTGGACATCAGCGGAATCTACTTTCTTCAGGTGATCCACTTAAACAAAAAGTGAATAAACTAGATACTACTGCTACAACTGGTAGAACTGCTAAACTAGAGTACGGCCCTGACAATAAAAAGAAGGGGGCTAGATATGGTAGTATGAATCAGCATGTTTCAGATATAACAGGGATGCCTAGCAACTGGAGAAAGGATATAAAACAATGGCACCAACATTATCAAGGCGAACCATCTTTACATTATGACTCTGATTGGACTGTAGAGCAGATGGATATGCTAGAGGCTATACCGGAAAACTGGTCTAGATCAAAAGTCATAGGCAGAATAGAAGAAATAAAACAGCATACTCCAACTACAGCAGGTCAACAGTATAGATCTATTCAGAAAGAACTATCTGAAGAGGCATTAAGAGAATCGGACCTACTAGAAAACCACTACAGCGCAGACTAATGACCATTTCAACCCAAGCAATGACAGCAGCCGGGGAGAACTTCAGTTTCTCCCGTAAGGCTGCACCACCCAGTTCCTTTGGACCTGCGAAGGTGGTGAAACTAGAACCATTCACAGATGAAGAGATAGCGCAGATTGATGTGCTTATCAAGAAAAACTTACAAGAACTATTTGAACCGTTATGACTAAAAAGAAGAAGAAAGGACCAGGTACAAAAGGTGGGCCTAAAGAACCTGGTCAAATCCCAGTAAAAAGCCCTGCCGGTAAATTTGAATGGGCCGACATCTGGAAAAACGATCCAACTAAAAACGTATGACCGACGTCCTAACCGCCCTACAAGACGACTTCAAACTATTCCTGCAAGCATTATGGGAACAACTTGACCTACCTAGTCCAACACGAGCACAGTACTCAATTGCAGACTACTTACAGAGTGGTCCGAAGCGTCTCCAGATCCAAGCCTTCCGTGGTGTTGGTAAAAGTTGGATTACTGGAGCGTTTGTACTTTGGACTCTTTTCAAAGATCCAGAACGAAAGATAATGATTATATCCGCCTCTAAAGAACGGGCGGATAACATGTCCATTTTCCTACAGAAACTAATCATTGAAACTCCATGGCTGAATCACTTGCAACCCAAATCGGA